AACTTTCTTAACTAATCCTCTGCGTACCGTTAACGATGGTCTCCTCCTCCCCGGTCTTCAGTACTCTATTTCTACTGTACGTACTGGAGCTGGCGCTGTATCCGATTTTACCACTATTGGAGCTCCCAATAATAATATTGGTACAGTGTTCGTTGCTACCGCGGCAGCTACAACCCCGGTTGGTACTGGTACCGTAGTTCAGGTTGCACAGACTAATAATTTGTCACCTGTAAAGGCTGCTTATAATATGTTGAAATATGTAGAATTAGACATTGGTGGTCAAGTTATTGATCGTCTATACGGTGAATGGATGTTTATTTGGACTATGCTAACACACAATTTTGATAAATGGAATCAACTAAGTGCTATGATGTACGATACTGGCCAGGGTCAAGGATTGGTTGGTATTGCTGGACGCCCTATCCTAGGAAATAACTACATCATTCCTCTTCCTTTTTACTTTGGACGTAATCCTGGTGCAGCATTACCTTTAATCGCTCTTCAGTATCATGAAGTAAAAATCAATATTATGTGGAACAAAACTGAAATCGTTCAATCTTCTGCAAACGTACAAACAGGGGCTAATCTAATAAATGGTCCTCGCCAGTGTAATGTGGTTTGTGATTACATTTATCTAGATGTTGAAGAGCGTCGTCGTATGGCTCAGGAATCTCATGAATATCTCATCGAGCAAACCCAGTTTAATGAAAGTAAAGGATGTAGTGGAGCACAAGTGCGTGTTGACCTAACTTTCAACCACCCTGTAAAGGAACTTGTGTGGGTCGTCCAAAATTCAGCATTTGGAAACTGTAAAATCTCTAACTCTGCAAATGCTGCCCTACTGGGAGTGTTTGACCCTCTAAATTACAGAGAAAATGCAATGTATAATGCTAACATTCAACTAAACGGACAAGACCGTATGCAAACTCTATATTCTCCTTACTTTAATGCTGTTCAACCTTACCAGCATCATTCGGGCGGGTTTGCATTTAACACTGGTGATAATGCTGGTGTTTATATGTATTCATTTGCATTGAAGCCTGAGGAGCACCAGCCTTCTGGTACTTGCAACTTCTCTCGTATTGATACTGCTACACTTGTGATGGGCTTGAACGGTAGTACCAACGTAAGTCTACAAGACCCTCAGAACTATGATGTTCGAGTATACGCAGTGAACTATAACATTCTTCGGGTTATGTCTGGTATGGGTGGTCTAGCGTATTCCAACTAAGTTACCACTCCATATTAATGTCTTCCATACGTACATCACCTTGTTCTAAATCTTTTTGATTTTCAGTTTCAATTCTAGCATTCGCTTCGGCAAGATCTGCCTCAAATACAGATAGATCTTCCTCAGTTCCATCAGGCAATTTAGTTTCGTCAATTAGGATATCTACAAAACCCGTTCCACATGGCGGTTTTTGTCCAAACATAATATTTGCAGAAACACCTTTCATATTATCAAAGTCTGCAGATAACGCAGCATTGAACAAGATTTTAGATGTCTCTTCAAAGGATGACTTTGCAAGAACTCCGTTTTCACCTTTATTCATACCGAAACGATTCGCTTCCATAATACGACCAAGATAAGTCATAGTATCTACCAATGTAATCATATGATGATAATTCACAGGCTCAGCTTCAAAGACTTCCTTAAATTCCTCATATAAAGATACACGAACAGTCTCAATTCCAAATACTTCCATAACTTCATGAATATCATTTGAGAATGAACGGAAAGGATCAACACCAGGAATTGTTGCTAAATCCAATAAATTAGTTCCTTCCGCATCTAATACATATTGCTTTACAGGAGTGTATCCACCAACTTTCTCATCATAAATAACTTCATCATTTACTTCGCGAAGATATACACGTCCAATTCCTTCTACGCCTGTCAACACTGTATCTAATAGCTTATCTTCAATGAAACGTAGTGACAGAGCATTCTTTACTGTATCGGCGCTAAATGTGATTCTTAATACAATTTTGCCAGGTGAATTAGTATCTGAATGGATACAACTAAATACTCTCAAGACCTTATTGTTTTCAATTTTACTTTGAATCAATGTCATATCAATAACTTGACGAGCAGCGATTTGCATTGTATCCAATTCTAGACGCATAATCCACGGAGATACACATGCAGTTCCTTGTGTCACAGAAAACTTTTCATAAGATTGTAGAATCTCACGGTCTTCTTGGACAACAGTATTTGAAGATAAAGGATTAGGATCATAATAAATACGAACAGATTTTGTGATATCTCTCAAAGTTGTCTTTTGGACGTCACGCATCTTAGATAACGCTGAATCTTGAGAACTTGCAATGGAAGAATCGAGATAAACTACATTCGCAGGATTTTTGGGATTATGAGAAGCACCAAGTAATTCAACAATACGAGGAACACCTGCAGTAGCATTAGCCTTAGCTGTTCCTGCCGAATGGAAAGTATTCAAAGTTAATTGTGTAGTAGGCTCTCCGATTGATTGAGCTGCCAGAGTTCCTACCATCTCGCCTGCATGAACACGGCCTTTCATATACTTGAATGTTATTTCTCTCAATAATTCATCAAATACTTCCTTTGTAAAACGATGAACGATGATTGACTTTTTAGGAGCTAGATAATACCTCAGAAGAATATGAAAGAGCTTATTATGTTGTGACCAAGGTTGGTTGTTTATTTTTTCAAGTTCTTGTACTACATATTCCGGAGTCAAATCAGTCTTTGTAGAATAAGGATTATTGTACTTCTCAGTTAACCGTTTCAAGTTAACTGGAGATGTTACCTTAGAATTCTTCTTGTATCTGAAAACATTCTTAACTAAATCTTCACGATCAATCAGTAAAGTTTCTACTAAATCAGGAGGATTTTCACCGATAGTTCCTTTAACTACCGCCTCAAAATCAGCTTTTGAAGCTCCATATTCACGATAAATTTGTTCCATAGACATCATACCTAATTCAATAGGTACAATCTCAGTTGATACACTATCAATTCCATCACCACCATAATGTTGTTGAAAGATTGATCCACTTGCATTACGAACTGTTCCATCATATTCTACATGCAAATCTTCCATAGTTTTTACAAGTCTGCGTTGAATGTATCCTGAATCTGATGTCTTTACAGCCGTGTCAATCAAACCTTCACGTCCTCCCATAGCATGGAAGAAGAATTCAGCAGGACGAATACCTGTAATAAATGAATTCTCTACAAATCCACGTGATTCAATACCATCATCAAATTTAGGAAAGTGAGGAAGAGTACGATCTTGTAATGAATACTGAATACGTCTTCCTGCTACCTGCTGTTGTCCTAGCAACCCCAACATCTGCGTAATGTTTAGGTTAGAACCCTTGGCTCCTGAATCTACCATTTGAACCATACGATTATCCTTTGGCAAACTCTTCATCGATGCTTCACCAATACTGGCAGATACAGTTTTCAAAGCATTAAATATTTGATTCTCTAATTCTTCTCCATCAGTTCTTCCTGAAGCGTTCAAGAATTTTCCTGCATGAACGTCCGACAGAATATCAGTTACTTTCTGACGACCATCTTTCAAAGCTTCACGAATAAACTCCTCAGTTTCTTCATTGGTTGCCAAATCAGAAGGTCCCACAGAAAATCCAGTAAACAAATTAAATTTAGTTACAATGTTTTGAACGTCATTAATGAATTGACCTGCTCTTTGAGGACCAAAATCAGAATATAGCATATGAACTAGTCCTTCAGAAGTTGTAGCAAACGCACCTTTATTCAGGATACCCTTTACTAGCCGACCATCCTTAATTGTTACCTTACCATTGAAATCAATAGCAGGAAGAGTTGTAGAGAATACGTCTTGGCCCGACAAGTAATCATTACGACGAACGTAAGATGATAAAGGACGTTTCATACGAGCCAAGATATTCATAGCAATATGTTCGGGGATTTTGACGTTAGGTTGTGAGAGACGATACACGCCTGTCTGTGTATCCTGAAATACGGAGATAATAGCTGCATTCGTTCGTGGAGACACAATCTGTCTTAGAACACTTGCCAAATACTTAATTTCAGATGCAGATGTAATACTTTGAGGTACGTGCATATTCATCTCATCACCATCAAAGTCTGCATTATAAGGCTTCGTAGCACTTACATTCAAACGAAATGTTGAATAAGGAAGAACACGCACACGATGACATTCCATTGAACCCTTGTGGAGTGAAGGTTGACGATTAAAGAGAACAACATCTCCATCAATCAAATGACGATGAACAATATCTCCACTTTTCAAATCAATCAGTTCAGGATTTACAAATTTTAGAGATATAGGTCTTCCATCATCTTTTAAGAAAATTGATTTAGCTCCAGGATACTTTGCAGGACCGTTACGAATATAAGACATTAGACGATCACGATTATAAACTGTAACTGTCTCTGGGAAAGTCAAATTCATTGCTATTTCTTCAGGAACACCAAGTTCATCAACATCAATGTTAGAATCAGGTGTAATAACTGAACGAGCCGAGAAATCTACACGCTTTCCCATCAAATTTCCACGAACACGACCAGTTTTTGCTCCAAGACGAGACTTTAGAGTTTTCAAAGGTCTTCCAGAGCGTTGAGCAGCAGGAGCCAGACCTTTAATATCGTTATCAACATAGGTTGCTACATCGAACTGTAAGAGATCCGTATACTTATCAATCACATCCGCGGAATCACCTTTGTCAATCTTGTCGCGAAGACGTTGGTTATTGCGAACAATATCAACAAGCTTATGTGTTAGGTCATCTTCCATACGTTGATTATCATCCATAACAACTGATGGACGAACAGTTAGAGGAGGAACAGCAAGAACTGTACAAATCAACCAATTAGGACGACTGAATTTAGGGGAGAACCCAATGAGTTGTACATGACGGTCAGACATTCTCTGGAAACATCTGAGAACCATCTCAGGTTGAATAGGAATACGTTCTGCTTCTTCATCATACGTAACTCCTTCCAAAGTAGCTACTGTTCCTTCAACCTTTTCTGCTTTCTTGAGGAGCGGAGATGCACAATGAGGACATGATGAGCTTGCTTTGAGTTCCTTCGTTGTCTTGAATACTGCAGTGCGTTCACGAACAGCATTAAATCTATCCATTCCAGTAGCAGTTTTCTCAATCTTTTCCAATTCTTCGTCGGGCAAATAAGGATTAGAACATACTAAGCATACATTTTGTAGAATTTTTTGAACGGTATCAAGAAATTGGTAAAGGTAGACGGGACGAGCTAACGTAATATGTCCGAAATGACCGGGACATAATAAATTAGTTTGTTTGCAGGTAGGGCATACCTTACCATTTTCAATGACACCAAATCTTGAATCAAATACACCTCCTGGTACAGGAAGTTGTGCTTGATATGTTTTATCAGTTATAACTTCGACAACACTGCGAGACAGAATGTCTTCAGGGTTGGCGATTCCAAATTGAACTCCGATAATTGTGTCACCCATTCTTGTTATTATAAGTGATGTGTTTAGATTGTTCCGTTTTCAAACACCAATCGTTAATTCTAAAGTCTTTCTCCAAAATTCATCATCATTAATAATTTCAATTACTAATCCCTCTGGATATTCCTGTGACAATTTTGCAGTAAACGCATCAAATTCAGGACCCATTCGATCCCGAAACTTTATTTTTTCTTTAATTCGTATCCTAGATAAATCACGATATACTTGGTATACAAACATCTGAGTCGTATACGGATTCTCAGATTCATCCTTTAAATTTCGTATGATCGTATACCACTCTTCCATTTTGTCCTATTAATAATAAGATGCGTTTAAAGACTATTCGTAGATCCCATAAAAAAGAAAAGAAATGGGACGCTATTTTTGAAAAAGATGACGGAAAAGAAAAGGTAGTTCCATTTGGGGCAAGAGGAATGTCTGATTTCACAAAACATAAAGATACTCGCAGAAGATCTCTTTATCTAAAAAGACATTCTGGAATGGGAGAACACTGGGATATACC